TGACAACATTGAGCGCGCTGGGTTCAAGGGGAAGGTGATTGCCAAGAAGGCTGTTGTTCTTGATGTTGCCGGCCAAAAAGTGAGCATTGGTCTGAACGAGAAGAGTGGGCACAACAACATCTACTCTCAGCACGAAAAGTCAGAGGATGTCTACTCAATCACTCTGAATCAACTGCTCTCCGAGGTGGATGGTGACGATGTATTCTTGAAGGTTGACTGCGAGGGGTCTGAGTACGACATCTTGCTAAACGCCTCTGAAGAGGACATGAAGCGTGTAGCCATCATTGCCATGGAGATGCACCTGGAACTCAACCCCAAGTATCAGGGGCTGGAGATCATGGAGGAAAAGCTCAAAGGCTTTGGCTTCACCTTGAAGGACCGCCAGCAAATTTATGCCTGGGATGTTGATGCCGCCGGTAACAGGCACAACATGCGCCCCATTCCCTACACTCATGAGATCTGGGTGCGCCAATGACCAGGGTTCTTTGTTCTGTCGCCACCCGAGGACGCTACCGCACCACCCTGCCCATGGCTTTGATGGCTGTAGCCAACCAAACCCGCCCCGTGGACAAACTGGTGGTGTTTGATGACAACGACGAGCCAGAAGATCTGCGCAACGACCCCATGTACCTGCGGATTTTCTACATGCTGGACGCCAAAAACATCCCCTGGGAGTGGTGCTACGCCGCCAAGAAGGGGCAACATTACAGCCACCAAACCGCCAACAACATGGGGTATGAGTGGGTGTGGCGGGTTGATGATGACGCCATCCCCGAAGCCAATGTTCTGGAAAACCTGCTGGAATACGCAGGAACGGGCGTAGGAGCCGTTGGAGGCTCGGTTCTGACTCCACCCTTCAGTGAGCCAGAAGAAGAGCCTACAGGGCGGATTGACGACATCTGGAGTGAGCCAAACATCTAGTGGGGAACGATCAAGACGCCAAAGCAGGTCCAGCACCTGCATTGCTCCTTCCTGTACCGAGCCGGCGTCCACGACTACAACCTGGGGCTATCCAGGGTTGCGCACCGCGAGGAGACCTTGTTCACCTACGGGTTGCACCAGAAGGGGTATGCCCTGTGGGTGATTCCCAACGCCGTCACATGGCACCTGAAAAGCCCAACGGGTGGCATCCGAAGCGAAACCAACGCGGATATGTACCATCACGACGAGCAGATCTTCAGGAACATCCTGGAGTACCGGGACAAGACCATTGTGGTGCTCAACTGCGGGATGGGTGACCATGTGGTGTTCAGCCACGTCTTGCCCGACATCAAAAACCCGGAACTTTTCACCTGTTACCCAGAGATCATCCCTGGTCGCTCAATTGAGGAAGCGCGCAGGCTCTTTGGTGACATTGAGCCGTACAGCATCTACGCCAAGATGGACCGCTGGAAGTGGACTGAAAGCATCGAGAAGGCATTTAGAAAGCTCTACCTATGATCGTCATCTCCCCCTTCTCAAAAGCGCTCAGAAGCGGCAAAAACAACCCCAAGAACTACCCTTTTTGGAAAGAGCTTGTCCAGGAGATGCAAAAAACCTTGCATGTCGTGCAAGTGGGGGTGGATGGAGAGGAGCAACTGGTCCAGGACTTTCGCAAGAATCTGCCGGTTTCCGAGCTTCGCGCCCTGATTCAGGAATGCAAAACCTGGATTTCGTGCGACAGTTTTTTCCAGCATCTTGGGTGGGACGAGGGTAAACGTGGCATAGTCCTGTGGGCGGTATCTGATCCGCTCATCTTTGGTCACCCAGAAAATGTAAACCTGTTAAAAGACAGGGCAAATTTGGTCAAGAATCAGTTCTTGTGGTGGGAGGCGACGGATCATGATCCGGATAAATTCGTCAGCCCCGATGAGGTCATGATTGCTTTGACATCACTGCTGGCGGCTGAGAAAATACGCGAAACCAACTGAGGTACTCTATGGCTCAATCAGGCGCAACACCAATCCAGTTGTACTACAGCACAACTCCGGCGGCAGTTCCATCCGCGGCAAGTCTTGCCACTGGCGAACTTGGCTTCAATGTAGCCGATGGCAAGGTTTATTACAAGGATGTGAGCGGCACGGTACAGACGCTGATTGGGCTATCCGGATTCTCAGGTATCTCTGGATTCTCTGGTACTTCTGGCGCCTCCGGAATATCGGGCTACTCAGGCACTTCTGGCATCTCTGGGTATTCGGGCACCTCTGGCATCTCAGGTTACTCCGGAATTTCTGGGACATCGGGAACTTCTGGCGCATCGGGAACTTCTGGTGCCTCCGGTACATCAGGCTATTCTGGTACTTCAGGCGCAACTGGTACTTCGGGCACGTCGGGCACTTCCGGAGTTTCTGGCTATTCCGGAACTTCTGGAGCCACAGGTGGCGGCGGTGCTTCTGGTACTTCTGGTACTTCTGGCTACTCTGGTTATTCCGGGACTTCCGGAGCTGCCGGCGGGGGTGGATCTTCTGGAACATCGGGTTATTCCGGCACATCCGGTTACTCTGGCGCCGCTGGAGGTGGTGGCACATCGGGCACATCGGGTACATCAGGCGCGTCAGGAACATCGGGGTACTCTGGTGCTGCTGGCGGCGGGGGCACATCTGGCTACTCAGGCGTATCTGGTTATTCTGGAGCCGCCGGAGGGGGTGGCTCATCTGGAGTTTCCGGTTACTCTGGAACCTCTGGCGCATCTGGAACTTCTGGTGCTACCGGAACCGGAACATCGGGCTTTTCGGGTGTTTCGGGCTATTCCGGGATATCCGGTTATTCGGGTGTAAACGCTACTGGTGTCAGTGGCTACAGCGGTTATAGCGGCATCAGTGGATATTCTGGCTCGGGTATTTCTGGCTACTCTGGTGCCACAGGAGCTGGCGCCTCCCAGGCAACTGCTACGGTTTTGGGGACTGTTTATGGTCGCCAGGGCAGTTCTACTGACACAGACGCCGCTTATGGCTATCAAGCCGCAAACGCATCAAATGGTTCTCATGGCTTTGTGTTTGTTGGTTATCAAGCCGGCAGACTCATGGGGGCAACTGGAACAACCCCTTCTACAGCAGGAGATGTGGGTGTTGGCTATCAATCCTTGTACAGCAACAATCAGGTCTCAGGATTGGCCAGTCCCAACAACACTGCTGTTGGTTATCAATCTTTGTATTCTCTTGTTGGCAATGGTGGTGGTCTTAATACCGCCGTTGGTTGGCGCGCTGGGTATGGCACAACGGGCGCTGGAAACACATTTGTAGGATATAACGCTGGATACTATGTTTCCTCTGGTTATTACAACACCATTCTTGGTGCAAATACCGGAATATCTGCACCAATCTCCGGAACTGGAAGCTCTTACATTGTTTTGTCTGATGGTCAAGGTATTGTTGATGCTTATTGGGATTCTTCGGCAAGTACTTGGGTATTTGCTGGATCTTTGTTGCCCACGGTTGATGGCTCATTCAACCTTGGCTCCTCTTCAAAACGATGGAGCACTGTGTATGCCGTAACCGGCACGATCAACACTTCTGACATCAACGAGAAAGAGCAAATTCTTGACCTTGAATCTGCTGAGAAATCTGTCGCCCTGACCATCAAGGGATTGATCAAGAAATTCAAGTGGAAGTCTGCTGTTGTTGAGAAGGGTGCAAACGCTCGAATTCACGTTGGCGTGATGGCGCAAGAAGTGCGCGATGCGTTTATTGCCCAGGGTTTGGATCCAGAACAATATGCAATGTTCTGCAAGGATGTGTGGTGGACGCGAGATGAGCCAAACTTGGCAAAAGACCCATCAAATCCCGATCATGCCGACGTGCCTGACTTTGACACAAAGTATTACGACACTGAAGTTGAGGGCGGTGTGCGCCATGAACGCTATGGCGTCAGGTATGACCAACTCTTCGCTTTCATGATTGCTGCCCTGTAAGGTTTTTTATGACTGAACAAACTGTGGAGACTCGTCTTGCCGTGCATGAAGCCATTTGCGCGGAGCGTTACGGCAAGATTGATGGGCGACTGGAGGATGGCGACAAGCGCATGACGAAGATCGAGTATTTGCTCTACGTCATCATCATTGTTCAGCTATTTGGTCCGGGCGTTGCTGCTGACTTTGTGAAGAAACTTTTGGGGCTTTGATGAGTGGACCCTTTGACGCTATTGGCGCTTGCAAACGGTGCTGTAGCGGCAGTCAAGAAGGGTTGTCAGCTCTACAAGGACATCAAGTCTGCCGCGGGTGATGTCAGCGAGGTTCTGAAAGACATTGACCGGCAGTTTGCCGGAAGAAAGGTAAGCAAGGCTCAGGCTCAAAAGATTGAGGAGAAACGTGCAGAGGTCAAGGCGGTAGGCAATACTGACCCCAACGACGTGATCTCCAACATTGGAAATCAGCTTGGCGACTTCTTTGATGCGTTCGACAAGATTGAGCAGTTGTTTTACGAGGAAGAAAAGCAAGCTCAGGAGGTCTACGAGGGCGAGGATTCTGTGAGTAAGCGGGCGCTACAGCGGGTGTTGATCCGCTCTCGCTTGCAACTCATGCAACAGGAGATCAAAGAATTGATGATCTACAAGTCACCTCCAGAGCTGAAAGATTTGTGGTCACGCTTTGAGCTGATGCGTGAGCAGATTGGTCGAGAACAAAAATTGGCATGGGAGAAGTTGAGGGTCCAGCGTCAGCTTGAGGAAGCAGAGAAAAAGCAGGCGATGGATTTTTACTGGGGAATTTTTGCATGGCTACTCGGGGGAACAGCGGTGTGGGGGTACGTGATGCTGTTGCTTTGGGCAATCGTGCAACACAAAGAAAACTTGTTCTCTCTATGGTGGGCAACGTCATCATGATGGCTGTTCTGGTAGCGGCTCTCACTTTGGGCGGATTTTTGCTCATTGATTACAAGACCGAAGAGGCTCGTGCCAAGAAGATGGATAAGCGGATTGCCGAGCTTCGTAAGCAGTTTGAGCAAGATTGCAGGAAGAAAGACTATGAGTGACGACAACAAGCTCAATGCAAACGATACGCTGTCAAAGGTTCTGGCGTATGTTGACTCGCCATTCAAGCTCTTTGCCATCGTCTTGATGGCTGTTCTCACGTTCTCCGGATACTTTGTCTACGAGAACAAAGACATCCTAATTGGTGCCTACAAAGAATCCAAGCGCATTCCCGACATCAATGAAGATCGGGCAGAAGATGCTGCCACCATGTTGTTTAAGCAAACCGGTGCGCAGTTTGTGGCAATCTTCAAGGTCAATCAAATGTTTGGAACCAGGGTGCTGTACCGGGCATACACAAAAGAAGGTCGAGACAAATCCGTGGAGGGTATTGATGTCGGTCTCTTTTCACAAAATCCAGGCAACAATGCTGACCTTATCAAGCTCATGGAAAATGAAACCCCATGCAGCGAATATAAAGAACCTCAGTCAGAAATTGGACTGTGGTACATGGCCCAAGGCGTTACCTTTACCTGCCGAACCTCTGTACCGCCCGACTCGTTCCGCTTCTTCGGTCAAATTACCGTTGGGTGGAAAGATCGACCTGAAAATTTAGACCAAACCAAAACGATGCTGGGAATTGCGGCATCAATGCTTACCAAGAAAGGCCCATGATGCTGACACTTCTCTCAACCCTGATCTCTTTTTTGATGGGCGGCTTGCCCAAGCTGTTGGATTTCCTTCAAGACCGAAGCGACAAGAAGCACGAAATGGCGCTGGCGCAGTTACAAATCCAGAGAGAACTGGAGATGCGCAAGCTGGGTTTTGAAGCCCAGGAGCGGGTGGAAAACATCCACACCCAGCAGTTGGAGATGGAGACCAAGTCCAACGAGAAGATGTCTGTGATCGCTGCCCAGCAGGCTGAGATGCAAGCCATCTACGCCCACGACACCGCCCTCAACGAGGGAACCAGCCAGTGGATGAAAAACTTGCGCGCCAGCGTGCGCCCGGTGATTACCTACGGCTTCTTTTTCCTGCTGGTGGGCATCGATGCCGCCCTGGTTTGGCACGGTTTTACCCATGATGTGAGCTTCCAGGACATGGCAGACCAACTGTGGGACAACGACACCCAGGCGCTCTTTGCTGCAATCATAAGTTTCCACTTCGGTGGTCGGGCGTTTGGAAAATGAACGTCTCGCCCCAAGCCATCAAGATGATCAAACACCACGAGGGGGTGCGCCAGAAGGCGTACCGCTGCCCTGCCAAGCTGTGGACGATCGGTGTTGGTCATGTGATGTACCCCGAGCAGGGGAAGTTAAAGCTAGAGGACAGGATGTCTGTCCCCCTACGCCCGGAGGATGACCGGGTGTTTTCAATGGAAGAAGTTGATGGGATTCTCAGAAGCGACCTTGCAAGGTTTGAACGTGGAGTGGCTCAGTACTGCCCAATACCTCTCACCCAAGGTATGTTTGACGGTCTTGTCAGTTTTAGTTTTAACGTCGGTCTGGGAACACTCCAGCGTTCGACGCTTCGTCAGAAGCTCTATCGTGGGGATAAAGAGGGCGCTGCGGAGGAGCTATTGAAGTATTGCATGGCTGGTGGCAAAATCCTTAAAGGGCTGCAGAACCGTCGGATTGACGAACGCGCCGTATTTCTGTCGTAGGAATCCCGATGCCGCTCAAAAAACTGCTACTCAAAGCCGGTGTAAACCAGGAAAACACC